TCCGGACCGGAGCCCCCCCAGGAATCGGGAACGCGGATTCGGGGACCGTGCTGGCAACCTTGAATCTTCCCAGTGATTGGATGGCAGCGGCCAGCGGCGGAACGAAAGCGAAATCCGGAACCTGGGAGGACACCAGCGCGGACGCAGCTGGCACGGCGGCCCATTTCCGGATTTATGCCAGTGATGGCACGACCCAACATATCGAGGGGACTGTCACAGCCACCGGCGGCGGCGGTGATATGACCCTTAATAATGTTATTCTGGCAGCTGGCCAGCAATTCACAGTTACAGGATTTACATTAACAGACGGGAATTAATTTATGGCCTGGAATGAAATTTCCCGTTTCAAAACGGGGAAACGTTTCCAGGATTCGGTGAACCCCCGGAAATTTCGAATCGAGGCCCAGGCCGGAACCCGGTGGCATTATTCCACCCTTCCGGGTGCGGGGACCTTCGAAAATGAGATAGATTTCAATCCGGAACGGATCCTGGCCGGTGAGTGGGATGGGTGGCGGGTGACCGCGGCCCCCTTCCATTATTTCCTGGGATCCTTGCCAGATCACGCCGGGGATGGCTGGGTGGGTTTCGGTGGTCGGCGAGGTGAAAACGCTTTATGGTTTCGATTGGCCAGGCTGGGTTTCCTTTATTGGCCCAGCCGGGACTGGTGGGATATTGGAGGGGCCCCGAATTATGACCGGGCGAACCTGGCCAGGTCGGCGGAAGCGGTCCAGGTGGAAACCACCGGGGAAGAAATCCGGGTGAGTTTGATGGCCAGCTGGGCGGACCTGTGGGCCACCCCAGGGGGTGGATCCGTTTCCGTGGGCTGGAATGCTGATGGGAATCGGCTTAAGGAAGATATCCAGTTAAATCAGGCGGGGCGGGATTGGATCCGGGAAAATAGAAACCCGCTAAACCACTGGCCAGGGGCCAGCCTGGCGGATGTTTATTTCGGTTTCGTTTTTCAGCTGGACCCGGCTGATATTCCCCGATGGGTGATCAACGGAATTTTGCAAGATATCGAGGGTGATTTTGAGGACGGCGGGGAATCCCCGGTGGAAATCCAAAACGGGGCCGGGGACCTTTTGGGGTTTTTACCGGTGGACAGCGCCCTGGCGATCGATGAAACCAGCGGGGCGGAGCTGGCCCGGCTGGGATTGCGGAAGCGGATCTACAAGGAAGGTGGAAATTATTATTTGCTCATTGGGGCCCGGGCGGACCAATTAAACGCCCTTCCGGCGGGGGCCCTGGTTTTCGACCCAACCATAGATACCCAAGTGGCCACCACGGCTGATGATGGGCTGTTTTCATCCGTCACATTTTACACAACAAACAATGATATATATCTGGGGAATCAATCGGGAACGCCCACGCATGGGTTTGCTAGATTCGACAATCTTACAATGTCGGGAACGATTGACACAGCATACATAAGCTATCGGGGACAAGCTACCTCAAACACGGTTTGCAATCTGAAAGTATATGGGGAAGATTCAGCGGATCCGGCGGCCCCTACGAGTGCGGCGGATGCCAACGGGCGGAGCCTGACCACCGGGACGGCCTGGAATGCGGTGGGCAGCTGGGCCAGTGGGACCTGGTATGATTCGCCGGATATCGCCGGGGATATCCAGGAACTGGTGGACAGTTACACCTATGATGGCAGCCAGGCCATTATCGTTTTTACGAAAGATAACAGCAGCGATTCAAATGCCTTCCGACAATGCCGGGATTATACCCAAAATTCGGCCAATGCCCAAAAATTATATATCGAATACACGGAATCCAGCGGGATCGAAGGCAGCCTGGCAGTAACCCTGGCGGATGCCACCCTGGCGGCCACCGGTGAATCTACGATCGAAGGCAGCCTGGCGGTAACCCTGGCGGATGCCACCCTGGCGGCCACCGGTGAATCTACGATCGAAGGCAGCCTGGCGGTAACCCTGGCGGATGCCACCCTGGCGGCCACCGGTGAAGTGATCACCAGCGGAACCGCGGTGGCCAGTGTTTCCGATGCGGCGGTGGGGGCGGTGGTGGTGGCGGATTCAATCGATTGTAATGCGCCGGAAGTGGCCCTGGTTTCCGGATCTTATTCAAGATTTCAGGTTAATAGTTTTAGTTATGCCCAGTTTTACGTGAACGTTGGCAGCCAGGCGGATTGCGTTTTAATTGTCTTTGTTTACATGCGATCTAATACCGGGAATCAAAGCATAATTTCAGCCACCTATGACAGCATAGATTTAACCGATTCGGGGGTTACGATTGAAAATAATATCCCCACGGATGACCTGGCCTTAAGAATTTATTATCTGGAAAACCCCACCCTGGGGAGCAATAGGCTAAGAATCGACTGGGCCGGGATTCAGCCTTTGGCAGAAATTAAGGCGGTGGCCTTCACCGGGCTTAAGGCCGGTGATGTTTTTCAGGATATCGCCCAAGATTCGGGCCTGGGCACGAATCCCGGGGTTAACTGTGCTGTGGTGGGGGGGAGTTTAGTGCTGGGGGGCTGCATTCACGAAACGAACAGCGCCCTGATCACCGGGAGCGGGGAAACTGAAATTGATAATTTCGATAACGGGGCCTGGGTAACCTCCGCCAGTTATGTGGTCTTAAGCGGTGAGACTTCCCCCTGGTTAATTGATTGGCTGGCGGGGTTTTCGAATTATTGGGCGGTGGCGGTTATCATTTTGAATCTGACTCCAGGCGGAGCGGCGGCGGTGAGTGTAACCGATGAAGCCCTGGGGGAAGTTAGCCTGGCCGATGAAGCCCTGGGGGAAGCCAGCCTGGCCGATGAAGCCCTGGGCAGTGTAATTCTATCGGATCAATAGAGGAAAAAACGAAATGGCGAATGATTATGAAAAAGGACAAAACGTTAAAGTGAGTGCGGCTTTCACCCTGGATGATGTGGCCACGGATCCCACCACGGTGGAACTGAAGGTTAAAGACCCCAGCGGAACGGTGAACAGTTATACCTACGCGGGCGGAACGGTGACCAAAGACTCCACCGGGAACTATTCCAAAACGATTAACGCCAGCCTGGAAGGCCGTTACCAGTACGGATTTATAGGCACCGGGGCGGTGGCCACGGCGGGGTTTGGTGAATTTTTTGTGGGCGCCTGGCCTTTCAGTTAATGCAAAGGTTTTTGATTTTGCAGCTGAAGAAATTACAAAAAGGATTGCGGAACAATGCCACCCAGAGGAAGGCGCCCCAAGCCATCGAAAATTAAAGAGCTGGAAGGGAACCCGGGAAAGCGGCCCTTAAACCAAAATGAGCCCCAGCCCCCGGCGGTCCAGGCCAGCCAATTAAAGCCACCTTATGGGCGGCTATCCAAGCAAGCCCGGCGGCTGTGGAAGGACCTGGCGCCCAGCCTGGAAGCCCTGGGGGTTTTAACCCAGGCGGACCTGGCAGCCTTCGAATTATTGTGCAATCATTATGGATTCGCGGTGGAAGCGGCGGCCATATTGCGGGCGGAGGGTTTGACCTTACAAGAGCCAGCGGCCTGGGATAAGGAAACCGGCGAGGTGACCGCCTGGCGGACCAAAAAACACCCGGTGGCCCAGATCTTCCGGGAAAATTCAACGGCCTTCCGGATGATGGCCGGGGAATTCGGCCTGACCCCCTCTAGCCGGGCCCGGTTGGATGTGGATCCACCCCCGCCAAAAGAATCCCTGTTTAAAGAATTTGAAAGAATCGTGAACAAGGGCCATTAAATGGATTTTGAATTCACGGCCGAAAAGTATGTGGCCGATGTTTTAAACGGGAACCAGGTGGCCTGTAAGTGGGTAAAATTGGCCTGTGAACGCCACCGGCGGGACCTGGAAACGGGCCACGAAAGGGGGCTGGTTTTCGATGAAACCGCGGCCCAGTGGGCCATTTTTTTTATATCGAGGTTGAAACACTCCAAGGGGGAATGGGCTGGCCAGTATATCCATTTGGAACCCTGGCAGCAGTTTGGGCTGTGGTCATTATTTGGCTGGAAGCATGACGATTCGGATCAGTGGATCATTCAAACCCCAAACGGGGGGATTGAAGATTCACGCGGGGCCCGGCGGTTTCGAATTGGCTATGAGGAAATAGCCCGGAAGAACGGGAAATCTACCAAGGCAGCCGGAATCGGTTTGCTATTATTCGCAGCCGATGAAGAGCCCGGGGCGGAGGTTTACACGGCGGCCACCAAACGCGACCAGGCCCGGATCACCCACAAGGAAGCGATTCGGATGGTGAAATCATCCCCGGTTTTAACGGATGAAATCGGGGTGAAAATTTTCACGGCCAGCGATAATATGAACATCCCGGGGACGGCCAGCAAATTCGAAGCCCTGGGGGCCGATGCGGATACAATGGACGGCCTGAACATTCATGGGGCGATTGTGGATGAACTACACGCCCACAAAACCCGGGCCACCTGGGATGTATTGACCACGGCCACCGGATCCAGGCGCCAGCCCTTAATTTTCGGGATCACCACGGCGGGAACGAATCGGCAGAGCCTTTGTTTTGATCTGCATGAATACACCGAAAAGGTTTTAAGTGGGGTGATCGAGGATGATTCATTCTGGGGGATCATTTACACCCTGGATTATATCGAAAATGACAAAGGGGAAATGATCCTGGAAAATTGGGAGGATGAGCGGAACTGGATCAAGGCGAACCCCAACCTGGGAATCAGTAAAAAAATTTCCGATATGCGGAACATGGCCACCAAGGCAAAAAACATGCCCGCGGCATTATCATCCTTTTTAAGGCTGCATTTGAATGTTTGGACACAAGGGGCCAATAAGTGGCTAAACCTGGAAAAGTGGATCCTTTGCGGCCAGGCAGTGGACCCGGATGGATTGCGGGGCCGAATCTGTTATGGGGGCCTGGACCTATCCAGTAATTCGGATATATCGGCCTGGATTCTAGTTTTCCCACCGGAAGCGGATGGGGATCCCTACCAGATTTTATGCCGGTTTTTCATCCCCCAGAATAATGTCCACGACCGTGTTAGTAAAGACCGGGTGCCATATGATGCCTGGATCCGCCAGGGCTATATCATGGCCACCCCCGGGGACATAATCGATTATGATTTCATTTTCGCCCAGATAGAGAAAGATATGCAAGCCTTCGATGTGGCCCAGATTGCCTTCGATCGGTGGGGGGCCACCCAGATTTCCCAGCGGATCCAGGGGCTTAAGGATGATGAAAACTTTTTAGTGAGTTTTGGCCAGGGATTCCAAAGCATGGCCCCGGCTATGAAAGATGCAGAGGACTTAATTTTAACCAAGAAAATCGCCCACGGTGGCCACCCGGTTTTCACCTGGATGGCTGACAATGTGGTGGCCAAAGAGGACCCGGCCGGGAACAAAAAACCAGACAAACAGGCCAGCCGGGAAAAGATCGATGGAATTGTGGCCTGGATCATGGCCCAGGCCCGGGCCATCGTGAATGAAGGCAGCAACAAAAGTGTATATGATGAAAGGGACATACGGGAGCTATGAAAGGTTGTATTGACACCGATAACCGAATAAGCTAAGATTAATTTAATAATTTTTGCCGGGCCGGTGGCCCAGGCTGGGAAATGGGCGCCTAGCACTCCAATTCGGAATGCTGGGCGTTTTGCTTTAAGGGACCTATGAAAAAATTTTTTTCCAAGTTTTTTTCAATTCTTGCCAAGCTGTTTTCAATCCTGAAGTTTAACGATTATTTGATCATTTTCGGTTTGCTTATTCTGGCCTGGGGGCTGGCCCAGATTTCCCCGATTTTGGCGGCGATTGTGGTGGGCGGCCTGATGCTGGCCGGTGGCGTTTTTGGATCAATCCGGGCCGGGATCCCTTCACCCGAACCGGAAGGCGGTGAATAGTGGGCGGTTTATTTGCCAGGAATTGGGCGGAAAAAAGGGCCATAACTGTTTTACCAGACGCATTTAAGAATCTATCGGCCCAGGCTTCATCGGGGGTAACGGTGACCAATGACAAGGCCCTGGAATATTCGGCGGTTTATGCCTGTATCCGGAACCTGGCGGAAGATCTGGCCAAAATGCCGTTAAAGGTTTTCCGGAAACGGGACGGCGGCGGCCAGGATGAAGCCCGGAACCATCCCCTTTATCGGGTTTTACATGACCAGCCGAATGCTGAAATGAGCAGTTTTTCATTTCGGGAAACCCTCATGGGCCATAATGGCGGATGGGGGAATTCTTATGCCCAGATCATTTTCAGCCCGCGGGATGGGTCGGTGGAATCTTTGTGGCCGTTACGGGTGGACTGGATGACCCCCAAGCGGGACCCCCAAACCAAGGAATTGTTTTACCACTACCGGCCCCGGAACGGGGAACCGGAACGGCTATTCCCGGCCAGTTATATTCTACATGTGCCCTCTTTTGGCTTTGATGGCCTTCAGGGCTATGATCCGATCCGGTTGCAGCGGGAATCCATTGGGCTGGGAAAAGCGGCGGAAGAGTACGGCGGCCGATTTTTCAAAAATGACGCCCGGCCGGGTTATGTGGTGAAAACCGCGGGGAAGCTATCAGAAACAGCTTACACGCGGCTTAAAAAGAACATTGAAGAGCGGGGCGGGTTAATCAATGCCCACCGGCCCCAGATCCTGGAAGAGGGCCTGGAATTACAGACCATCGGGATCCACCCGGAGGCGGCCCAATATTTGGAAACTAAAACTTTCCAGATTGCGGAAATTGCGCGCTGGTATAGAATGCCCCCCCACAAGATCCAGGATTTAACCCGGGCCACAAATAATAATATCGAACACCAGGGAATCGAATATGTTATGGACACGATGCTGGCCTGGGTGGTGCGGTGGGAACAAGTTTACAACATGAAACTACTAACCCCCCAGGAACGGCGGGCGGGTTATTTTGTGGGCCTGGTGATTGAAGGACTTATGCGGGGTGATATTGCGGCCCGGGGCCAATACTACGCCACCGGCCGTCAGTGGGGCTGGCTGTGTGCGGATGATATCCGGGACTACGAGGGAATGAATCCCCTCCCGGATGGCCAGGGGAAAATTTTCCTGATACCCATGAACATGATCCCGGCCAGCCAGGCCGGGGATTATGGCCAGACTGGCGGTGGCCAGCGATCGGGGCCGGTGATCGATGCGGAATTCTTACCGGATGACTTTTTCACACCGGAAGAAAAGGAATTTATAAACGAAAGGCCCACCGGAATCGGCCGGTCCAAAACGGAAGCCCGGGCGGACTGGGAAAAAGCGGGACGCCAGGCGGCCAGATATCGGCGGCGGCTGACAGTGGCCCAGATCCCTATCCTGGAAGATATCGCCGGGCGGACCTTACGCCGGGAGCGGAATGACATTACCACCAAGGCTGGAAAAATGTTACCTGACCGGCCGGTGGCCGAATTTGACAGCTGGCTGGAAGATTTCTACCGGGACCATGCCGGTTTTATCGCCAGCCAATTCGAACCGGCCCTGGCTGGGTTTGCGGAGCTGGTGCGGGGGGCGGTGGCGGATGAAGGTTACCCCCTGGAAGATGTGGACGAAAGAATCGCCCAGTTTGTGAGGGCCTACGCCAACGGGCTGGGGATCCGGATCACCGGAGAACACCTGTTCAGGCTGCGCCAGAAAATCGAAAACGGCCTGGCAGCGGAACTAGACCTGGTGGAAATGATCACGGAAACCCTGGATGATTGGACGGAAAACCAGGCGGCCGTGATTGCCAGGCGGGAAGCGACCCGGGCCAATAATGGCACGGCCTTCACCCTTTACACCCTGGCCGGGGTGATTTATTTGCGGTCGGTGGCCTTTGGAAAATCATGCCCATTTTGCACCAGCCTGGATGGGCGGGTGATCGGGATCCAGGAATATTTCCTCCACGCGGGGGAAAGTTTCCAGCCGGAAGGGGCCGAAAAGCCCCTGACTTCGAACAATAACAAAAAACATGCCCCCTATCATGACGGCTGTGATTGTGCCGTGATTGCGGGTTAATTACGAGGTGAGAAATGGACCCAGAAAAAAGAAGTTTTGAATTAATTGAAATCCGGGCGGAAAACCAGGAAGGGGAAGCCCCCCGGATTGTGGGCCAAGCGGCGGTATATAACCGGGAAAGCAAGGACCTGGGCGGTTTTGTGGAAATCATAGAACCCGGGTTTTTTAGTGCTGTTTTAGGCGGGGACACCCGGGGCCTGTTCAACCATGACCGAAATTATGTACTGGGCCGGACTACTTCCGGAACCCTGCGGTTAATCGATTCGGAAACCGGGCTGGGTTTCCAGGCCGATGGCCCCTGGGGCCAAACCATCGATGACCTGGTGATTTTGCCTATTCAGCGGGGGGATGTGAATCAATGCAGTTTTGCCTTTTACGTCAAGAGGAAGGAACGCGGGGACGATATGGACGGGGACGATTGGCGGGAAGATAAGGAACGCGGGATCTGGATCCGAACCCTGAAGGCTGGGGGTTGTCGGGAATTACCGGATGTTTCGGTGGTGACATATCCGGCCTATATAGAAACCTTTGCGGATGTGCGCGCCCAATTTGAAAAAATAAAAAGCGGCCAGGAAGCATTCCGGGAAGGCGCCCAGGTGGGCGCCAGCCCAGAAGCCCCGGAAGGCCAGGAAAGCGCCCAGGTGGACGCCCTGGACCCCAGGCGGCGGGAATTGGAACTGGCTGAATTAACTATCCCATTTTTGAAGGAAAAAAACGAGGTGACAAAACCATGAAACCGGAATTAAGGGAAGCCTTAAAAAAACTTGACCAGCTGAAAGCCCAACGGGCTGGCATTCATAACCAGATGAAGGAAATTCTAAATCTGGCGGATAAGGAAACCCGGGCCCTGAGCCCGGAAGAAAAAACCCAGTGGGAAGAGCTGCGCCAGCAAGGGGAAACCCTGACCGAAGATATCGGGCGGCGGGAAATCCTCACAAAGGTGGGGGATGAATGGGAATATGATCCCCATGCAGCCCAGCGGATGGACCCATCCATTGGGATGGATCCCAAGGAAACCCAGCGGTATTCCTTCCGGAAAGCCATCCTGGCCCTGGACGCAGCCCGCAAGGGTGAGCATGATGCCTGGAAAGATGCTGGCCTGGAACTGGAAGCCAGCCGGGCGGTGGCCCAAAATCTGGGGAAAGATCCGCAAGGGATTTTTGTGCCCTATGATGTGCAGGTGGCCCAGCGTGACCTGACTGTGGGAACGACCACCGCGGGCGGATATCTGAAGGCCACCGAACTATTACCGGCCTCTTTCATCGAGCTGCTACGTAACAAAATGATGGTGCGCCAGGCAGGGGCCACGGTCCTTTCTGGCCTGGTGGGTGATATTGCCATCCCCAGCCAAACCGGCGGGGCCACCTGGTACTGGGTGGCGGAATCCGGTGACGTTACGGAAAGCAATCAAACCTTTGGCCAGGTGCCAATGGCCCCCAAAACCGGCGGAACCTTCACCGACATTTCCCGGAAGCTGTTGAAGCAATCCACCCCCGATGTGGAAATGCTGGTGGTTAATGACCTGACCGCGGTGGCGGCCCGGGGAATTGACCTGGCAGCCCTGCACGGAACCGGATCTGGCAACCAGCCCACCGGAATCGCGGCCACCAGCGGAATCGGGGCGGTGGCGGGGGGCACCAATGGGGCGGCCCCTGACTGGGCGGATATCGTGGACCTGGAAACAGAAGTGGCGGTGGATAATGCCGATGTGGGGCGGCTGAATTACATGAGTAACGCCAAGGTGCGCGGGAAGCTAAAGAAAACCCTGGTGACGGCCACCTATGGTGACCAGATGATTTGGCCGGTGAACGCCACCGAAATCAACGGTTACCCGTGGTTGACCACGAATCAGGTTTCCAGCGCATTAACCAAGGGATCTTCATCCGGGGTTTGCTCGGCGATCTTTTTCGGAAACTGGGTGGACCTTTTTATCGCGATGTGGGGCGGCCTGGATCTTCTCCTGGATCCCTACACCGGCGGCCTGGCCGGAACCCTGCGCGTGATCGTACACCAGGATATCGATATCGCAGTACGCCACGCCCAATCATTTGCGGCCATGTTGGACGCCCTGACCGCCTAGGTCGGGGATGTTGACCATTAACCCAAAATCGGGGGGTGGCCTGGTGAAGGCCATCCCCCAGGAACGAAAGGAAAATCAAGCCATGACCAAGAAATTGAAAGCCCTCCGAAATATGTTTGTGGAAGGAAAGCCGGTGGCAGCTGGTGAAACCTTTCATGCTGATGAAAAAACGGCCCGGTATTTGCTAGAAATCGGGAAGGCGGAAGATTTGAAACAAAAACCGGCGGTGAAGGAAATCCCGGAAACAGATCCCCCGGAAGCGGAAGCCCCAGAAACGGCGGAAGCCCCAGAAACGGGGAAGAAAACCGCGGCCAAAAAATAAGCGTTTCCACGGAAACGGTGATCCCCAGAGGTGACACATGGCCCTGAAGCTGATAACAGCCCCCACGGATGAACCCATCGGCCTGGCGGAAGCCAAGGCCCAGTTACGCGTGGACCACACGGCGGAGGATGTTTACATTGAATCCTTAATCCAGGCGGCCCGGGATGTGGTGGAAGTGGAAAGCCTTCACGCGCTGTTAACCCAGACCTGGGGCCTTTACCGGGATGCCTGGCCAGCGGATGATTTCCTAGAAATCCCTAAGCCCCCCCTGCAATCCGTGACCGAAATCACCTATAAGGATGAAAACGGGGACACCCAAACCCTTTCAACGGATGTTTATTTCGTGGATACGAATCAAACACCCGGGCGGGTTTGCCTGAAGCCGAATCAATCCTGGCCCAGTGATTCGCTGTGGCCTTATGGGGCGATCACGATCACGTTTGTTTGTGGATGGACGGCGGCCCGGGATATCCCACCCAAGGCCATCCAGGCCCTGAAATTGCAGCTGGCTGACTTCTATGAAAACCGGGAAAGCCTGGTGGTGGGCCAGCAGGTGAACCAGGTGGCCAGTGGCATATCGGGCCTTTTGTTTGACCTGCGGGCCCAGGCCATCACCTGGTAAGGTGCCACGATGCCACGCGCGGGAAGATTACGAAAGCGGATCACGATCCAAAGCAAGGGAACCCCATCCAGGAATGATTTCAATGAAGAGGTGATCACCTGGACGGCGGTGGCCACGGTTTGGGCCAGTAAAGCCCCCATGAACGGCCGGGAATTTTTGGACGCCCAGCGGGAAGTGGCGGAGCTGTGGACCCGGTTTTATATCCGTTACCGGTCGGATATCACAATCACGCCAGCCATGCGAATCAGCACGGATTCAGGCGCCCACCTATATGACATTCAAGCGGTCCAGAATGTGAACGACAAAAACCAGGAACTGTTAATCCTATGCCGTGAGGTGGTTGATGCCTGACGTTAAGTTGGAATTGGACGGCCTGGAAAAACACCTGGCCCAGCTGGAAGCCGTGAAAAATGCAGCGGTGGCGGCCATGATCGAAGCAGCCCTGGCCGGTGGCCAGGTGGTGGCGGACTATGCAAACCAGAAGCTGGGAAAAGGGGAAAAGGTAGTGGCGAGGCTGAATGCAGCCCAGACCACGGCCCGGCGGGTGGTGATAGAAATCGGTTTACTGAAAGAATTCTGGTACTACCGATTCCAGGAAACTGGCACCAGCCCCCACGAAATCAGCCCGGAAACGGCGGAAGCCCTGCGCGGTTTCGATAGCGCCCTGGCGGTTTTCAGTGAAGGCCACCAGGTGGCCGGGGTGCCAGCGGATCCATTCTTAAGACCGGCGGTAGATAACACCCAAACGGAACGGGATCAGGAAATGGCGGCGGTTTATAACCGGCGAATGGCAGAGGCGGTGAAAGGTGGCTAAAACCATTGAAACTACCCTGGTGGATATCCTGGCGGATGATGCCACGGTGGCAGCCCTGGACGGTGGGCGGAGTTACCCCAACGTGATTCCCATCGATGCAGATCTACCCGCCTGGGCCTATCAGAACATTAACACCCGGGGCGAAAAGGCCCATGATGGCCCCACCGGAACCCGCCAGGCCCGGATCCAGATCACGATCACGGCGGCCACCTATGAAACGGCCAAAGCCCTGGCGGCGGCCATCGAAGCGGCCCTGGATTGCTACCGGGCGGCGGCCACGGCCACGCGGGTGGCGGTGGAATCCGCGATGATAGAAAACCTTAATGATGGATATAACCAAACGGCGAAAACCCAAACAGTGAGGCTGGATGTGGTTTTCGTTTATCTCAGTTAAAACTGAGAGGAGTTAAAAAGTATGTCAGGATCATTTGGAGTTGTTTTTAAAATTCCAGTTACCGCAACCCCTGTGGCGGTGACAAAGTTAGTTGATGTCACCTGGCCAAAACAGACCGCGGAAACGGCGGATAATACCGCCCACGATGCCACCAGCGGCTATCGGACAAAAATCAAAACCGGGGTTTTTAACCTGGAAGATCACCAGTTAACCCTGGAATGGGAGGACACGGAAGCCACCCACGCGGCCCTACTGGCGGCCCTGGCTTCTATCAGCCCGGTGAGTGTTTCAATCGAGGACCCCAACGGGAATGAGGTTATAGCCTACAGCGCCAACGTGAAAGGCCTCCAAAGGGTTACAGCCCTTTCGGGCGTTTTCCAGGGCGTTTTCGATATCGAGCCCACCGGCCCACCCACAATCACCTAATGATCACCGGATCCGGCCTGGCCGGATCCGGCCCCCTTTCAAACCATTTTGAGAAAGTGAGTTTTAAGCATGGCACACGAACAAGTAAAAAACAAAACAGCGGCGATCCGGGAAGCAATCCTGGCGGCCCAAGATTTGGCCTTCGAAGATATGGAAATCCTCGGGGTAACGGTGCGAATCAATGAGTTAACCGCGATCCGGGGCCAGGAATTCAACAAAGCCACCAAGGGAATGGACGGTGAACGGCGGCTGTGCGCGTTGATCGTTTTCACGGTTACAGATCCGGAATCGGGTGACCCGGTTTTCACGATGGAAGATGTGGAACCCCTGATGGAAAAATCAGAAGGCACGATCTTAACACTAGCCCAAAAAGCCATGAGATTGAACGGAATGAAAGGCGGGGAAGAGGAAGGGGAAGCGGGGGCCGAAAATTTAAAATAGGGGCCGGTGATCGGTTTGCCTTTCGCCTGGCCCTGGCCCTGGGCACCTGGGATGTGGATGGAATGCTGGCGGCCATGCCGTTTTCAGTATTGAACCGGTGGCGGCGGTTTGATGAAATCGAACCGATTAACCCGGCTATCCGGCTGGAATGGATGCTGGCCCAGCTGACTGCATTCACATATAACCCCTGGCGGGGAAAAGATCAAAAAGCCCTGACAGCTGAGGACTTTCTACCGGTTACCAAGGCAGCCCAGCCGGAAGCCAGCCCGGAAGATAAGGCGGCCCTTTTGCGGTTTTGGGCGATTGACCAAAAAATGAAAATGGGGACCTATGTGCCCCCCTGGGAACAAGAGCAAAAATAAATTTTGCCGGAGTTTCAATGCCTGACCTATCACAGCTGAAAGCCAGCTTAATTGCAGAGATTTCCGATTATGTGACCGATTTCGAAAAGGCGGGCCAGGTGGCCATGCAATTCGGGAAGGCCACCAAAGACGCGGGGGACCAGGTAGGAAAGAAAAAAGACCAGATGGGGGCATTAATCGGCCAGGTGAAAAATTTCATGGCCCCGGCCCTGGCAGCCACCGCGACAATCGCGGGAATCGGCTTTACGGCCAAAAAAGCATGGGACACCCTGGGGGAAGGGGCGGAGCTGTTATTAACCAGGCAGCGGTTTGCTAACTTATCAGCTGAAATCGGGATCACCTCAGACGCCCTATTAAACAGGCTGCGCCCGGCGATCCGCGGAATGATGACAGACCAGGAAGCGGTGGCCCTGGCCACCCAGTTAATGAGCCTGGGCCTGGCCAAAAATGCGGAGGAAGCAACCCGATTGACCCGGGTGGCTTCCGCCCTGAAAATGCCGTTAAATGATCTAATCCTGACCCTGACCAATCAGCGCACAATGAGATTTGACCAGCTGAATGTCCAGGTCGATGGTTTCAATGAGAAATTAAGTAAACTCAAAGAAACCATGAGTGATGAAGAAGCCTTTAAAATGGCATTCCTGGCCCAGGCGGAGGAACAAATAGAGCGGATCGGGGACGCGGCGAATTCTACGGCCGGGGATCTGACCGTGATGGCCAATAGTTGGAAAACGGTTACCGAAAACGCCAAAATGGAAGCGGCCACCCTATTGGGGCCGGTGATTCATGCAGTTTCCCAAAGTGTTTTAGCCCGCCAGGCCCTGGACGCAGCCCTGGAAAATGGGATCATTCGCCAGGCCGAATATGAGCAGAAGTTATATTACACCGCGAACACGGCGGAAGCCTGGGGCGGGGTTTTAACCTGGCTAGAGGACCGCCAGCGGATGTATGACAATAAGGTGAAAGAGGCGGCCCTATATCAAGAAATATATACTTTGCGAATCAGTGACACAGCGGAAGCCACGAACTATTGGGCCCAGATGGGCCAGGAAGCAAACCAGCGCCTGGCAAAAACCGAAAGTTTATTAGGATCCACGGCGGACCAGGCGGAAGCCACCACGGCGATCCTGAAAGGATTGGCGGGGGCCACGGCGGACCTGGATGGCAGTTTCGCCAATAATACCAACATGGCCGCCAGCATGTTAGAGGAATGGGACTGGGCCCAGGCTGGCGGGGCGGATCTTCAGGCCAAGCTGGAAGAAATTGGCGCCCTGAAGGTGGAACCGGAAGTTAAAAAACAATTGCTCGAAGAGGCCATGACCACGGCGGTGGAATTGGATATCAGCCTGGGGAATATCTCCGAATATGAAGGCGCCCAGCTGTTGAAAGATGCCCTGGACCTGACCACCCTGGATGAAGCCAAGGCCCTTTTATCGGATGGCCAGGAAGGGATCCTGGATGATCTTAAACGATTGGATCAGATGATCAGCACGGCCACGGTGGAAATCGAAGATAAAACCGAAGAGATCCGGGAAGAGCTGCTAGAATTCGGCCAGTGGTGGGAGGGGAATCACTACGCCAATTTTATCGCCAATTACAAAACCGGATCCGGTGACAATCCCTATGACGCGGCCCAAGGCACCGGCGGCGGCGGAAAAAATAATCCAACCATTCCGGATGAAGATCTGGGCGACATAAGCCACCCAGGGGCTAAAATGGCCCCCACCACCGCGAGCACGGCCGGAACTGTTATTTATAACACCCAGATTTTTAATAATGAATTGGCCATGAAAATGGCCCAGGCAGCCAATCAGAAAAACCAGCTGGCAGCCCTTGAAAAGGTGATGTGATGAGCCTGGAAACCTTGGAACTGGTTAAGCGGGATGATTTTGCAAGCGATCAGGACACCCTGGACCTGTTAGGTTATACGGACGGATTTAACCTGGCCATGAAAGGCTGGAACCCGGGAATCGATGACGATGAATCGGAAACCACCCCGGAAGCCTTTCAAATATTGATCCAGGCCACCGATGATGATGACCTGGCCAGTATATTCCAGGGCCTGAAGGAAAAGCGCAAGGAAGCCAAGCGGTATTTCAGCGGGGTGGATAAATACGGGATCTGGATCCGGGCCCAGCTAAAAAATGAAACCTACGCCAGGCAAGCTTTAACCAGGCGCCTGGCCTATAACTGGAATCAATCCCCCATCCAGCCGAATCGGCTAAACTTGCCAGGCTTCACCCTGGGGCTGGATCGTTTCCCCTGGGAGGACACCACAAACACACCCTTTTCGGGATCCAGTGTGAATCTAATCGGTGGAACCTTTTCATTTTCGAGTAATGTGGGCGATATGCCCGCCAGGCTGGCCCGGGTGATGTTTAAGGGAGTGAACGGCGGGGGTGGTCCATTGTACCGGTTTTGGATGGGTTTCCGGTCGGGGCGTTTTGGAACGGCGGCCAATTTTAAAACCTATTGGCCTTTAAGGCTGGCCACCTCCTATGATACGGATACCACCGGCGGAACCACAAACGTGGATGCGACCGCCAAAGATGGATATAAAACCATTACCACATTCACCAGTGATAATTCAATGAAGTGGCGGGCCTATTGTTTGGTTAATGATATGACCGCAAACCCCAACGATCAACGCGGGCGGTTTTTGGTTTTGCTGAGAGCAAAAAAAACTTACGCCGGGGACACGGTGCGGGCCCGGCTGATTTCGGGCTATTATGGGGGGTCGGCCACCCCTCGAAGGTTTGGACGGGTGGAAATAGAATCCACCAGCTGGCAGTTTTACGAAATGGGCACGGTTACCCTACCACCGGCCGGGCTTTTGGGTGGATCTGAGCTAATGATTAATGCCATGCTAGGAATCGAAGCTGAAAGCCTGGGAACCCCAGGCGGTGACCTGGAAATGGATTGTTTCGTATTAATCCCCACCGAAGAGGGCCACGTATATGCTGAAGCCCCCGGCGGGGTGGTCCAGTACGATTCGGGCTATGAAAAACCCCTGGTGGTTTATACCCGGCCCAATGGGAAAACCGAAGCCTGGTGGTTTCAGGCAGCCACCAGCCCAGCGGCCACGGCCACGCCCCAGGTGGGGCGGGGTTTACCAGTCGGCAGTGGAATCGCGGTGGTGGCCGGTGAGCGGTTTGGATCCACTGTTAAAGCCGATGTGATTGACATTTCCGTGGATGTTTACCAGCGTTGGGAATCTTTGCGAGGGGCCGAAACATGACCGAACGCGAACCCCGAAGCCTGGAAGATCTTCCGGTTAGTTTTGTTTTGCACGATAAACTGGACCCTGGGAATTTAAGCGCGGGATCCGCCAGGCTGGCCACGATCACCCCAAAGATCGGACCATCGGCCCGGGTGACCAAACGGGGCCGGGGCGGCTGGTGGGCCTTGACGGCCACCTGGGAGGGGGAAGAGTGGGAAAAGCGGGAATTTTTCCTAGATGGGCTGCAATATGAAATCCGCATGAATCGGGGCGGGAAAACCCTGTGGGCGGGTTTTGTGGCCATTATGAAATTAACCCTTCCCAGCGGGGAAATTTATATCCGGGACTGGACCCGGCTTTACAACAAAATCAAAACGATATACACCCGCCTGGGTGATAATGAACTGACCAATGGCAGCGCCGAATCGGGGGCCTGGACGGCCTATGGAACCCCCACCACGAATGAGCACTCCACCACCTGGGTTTCCGATGGGATTTACTCTAATCATATTGTGGCCAATTCCCCAGGGGATGGGGCCACGATCCAAGGCGGAATTACAATTCCGGAAGCGAAGAGCAAGCAGGGAAAAATTAACGTGAATATTGTTTCGGGGAAATGGGTTTTTGAAATTTACCGGGAGGACACCGGGGAAGCCCTGACCAAGCGGGTGGAAGATAACACCGGCGAATCTGAATTGCTTGTCTCGATTAGCGAAGATAACACCTATTCCGGAAACGTGGGGGTGAGAATTTATTTACACGCGGATTCATCCAGTGGCGAAATTTACGGGGATGGGGCTGTGTTTCAAGATGCGCCCTATAAAGCTGAAACCAGGTGGTATTCGGATACCGCCAGCCAGGCGATACATGGGATTAAAGAATTTGCGAATTTGATGGGAGGATCTTCAGACCAGGCAGCCAGGAATACAACCTTAACCGATTTAAGGAAAAAAGCCTGGCCCCACACATTCCCCCCGAATGATTACGAAAATAATATATTTTCGAATGAATGCCGGTTAGAAATCACGGCTTTCGGTTATGTGGCCACCCTGAACAGCTTGCACAGTGACACCACCGGAACCGATGCGATCAGCGACCATTTAACGGCTTTACTCAGCCAGGCCGAATTTATTGAAGCCCGGGTGATCACCGAGAACACCACGGAATTTATGATAGACACCCAGGGGCCTTTAAGGATTTGGGATCTTATCGAAGATATGACCCTGGCGGGGGATGCCAGCGGGAATCGCTATGAATGCGGGGTCGGTGAAAGCCGGAAATTTGATTACATGCCGGTGGATGATGAACCGAAATACAAACAGCGGGGCGGATTAATTTTTGCCCTGGATGGGTCGGAAATTGAACCCTGGGAAATTGAACCAGGTTATATTTTATTGGAAGATATGCCCCTCGGGCCTGGCCAGATCAGCGGCTATGAAACCGATGACCCCCGGGTGGTTTATATGTTTGAAACTACTTTTGACGCCGGTGATTGGCTGGCAGGGGGCCCCGGCCTGAAATGGCGAGGTGATTCAGATGAATAAAAAACTAGGCCGGAAATCCCCCATTAAAGAAGCCCTGGCCATTAACACTCTAAGCCTGGGAAATCAGCCAGCGGCGGCGGTGGCCGGGTCGGATGCGGACACCCTGGACGGCCACCACGCCAGTGATTTTTTAAACCCCCAGTATGTGGTTTTGGCTGCGGACACAGA